CGCTCCTGGACATGCAATGCGGTGATGCCGCCGTCAATGGTAGGCATGCCGCCGAAAAACCGATATAATGGTCCCAGCTATCCTCTACTTTGGTGTGGTGATGCAACCGGTGTGTTGCTGTTTGAAGCACTGTAAGTCGTGGAGTACGTGGCTCCAATAATACCGTAGCTTTGTGGAAAAGCGCTTGAGGTGCTATCAGCAGATTGTTTGCCCACAATCCAGTCTCGGCGAGACCAACCTTGTGTTGGACAATGGCAAGATTTAAACGATTGGATAGGAAATAACCTTGAAAGCACTCTGTTGATTATTTATATACCTCACGGGTTGTCCTATGAGCGTTGGCATGCGGTACTGGAGTCGCTTTAGCTGCAGAAAAGGAATATTCGAGCTGAGAAAACAACGCATCCGCTCGAACATCTATTTTCTGGCGTCAAACGTAGACCTGAGCCCTATTTGAGCGTGGGGAAGTGATAACAAAGAATCTGCCCGATATGAAAAACCCGGCCAGAACGTTAATCCATGCTCCCCTGGGCCAGGGCTCCGTTAACGTCTAATTATTGGAACTTTAATGTAATCCGTCATCGCTCAGGAATTAGGGGCATGGGCATGCCCCCCTGAACTGAGACGTTTAGCTGTGTTGAAGCGTCTGGTCCCAGAAATGGGGAACATGCACTTGTGGACGTGGAGCGGCTTCTCGTTATTCGATGTAGATTCGCGACGACCGTAGTTTAGTACGACAGGCTCTTTGAGAAGGAAGGACTACAACAGTTGCGTCTCGAGTCCTGTGAGTGATATCATAAATGGTGGAATGGCCTTTGGCCGTATGAACACTCAAGGCTTTGACGAACTTTCGATTCAGTTGGTACACATTCACTGGTACGACTACCACATGTTTGAATGTGTGTCATGGTCAATCACGATCATGCACTGCCATTACTGGATTGATTGGAAGTGGGTTGAAGATATGGAAGTACCGAGATTAACTACCTCGGTTTCCAATGATTAACAACCTTGATTGCTACCTCGGCCATTAGTTTTCGGCTGCATAGTTGTCCATCCTGGAAGGGAGAAAACCGTAAGAAACGGCGCTCTCCATTCCGGGGGGACGTGGTCCCGTAAAGAGGCCTGCGTCCTGCATTGACTGCGGAATGGACTCACTTGCACTGCATGTGATCGGGTGCTTAATCTCGTTAAGATGCATTAGCGGCATCAAAGTTAACGTGGGGACACGGAGACGTAGTTCGTCTTGGGTTCCCCAAAAGGCGTGGAATGCTTAGTAGAACTCCATTGAGGTAGATTCTATAAATAAGCTCCCTACGTTGAATGGTTCCGCTGACCTTTGCGAGCTCTTAATATTAATCATCACATTGAAGACACGTCTGGGTGAC